TGCTTCCTTAGCAATCTGGTGAATGCAGCAAACTCATAATTTGCCTAAGGAGAGTTCGATCCTCTCAGGAAGCATCTGCGAGTGTGGCGGAATCGGTAGACGCACCAGACTTAAAATCTGTTGAGAGCAATCTCGTGGGAGTTCAAGTCTCCCTACTCGCATTATTAATTTATAATTATGGATACTTTAGGAATTTTTCCAACACTTATCACAAAACAGGAAAATTTTTTGTCAGAAAAAAATTGTGTGAAATTGATAGAGGTTAGTGAAAAACTTGACTACTATAAAAAAACTACAGAAGCAAAATCCTATCGATCAAATGAACGTAATGTTTTAGGAAAATATTTTCCAGAATTAAAAAAATCGATAGAGTCTACATTTACTGAGTTTGCATATAATACACTCACATTACAAAAAACATGTGATTTTAAAATCATGGGTTCATGGTCTACCCTGACTCCTCCAGGTGGTATGTCAACAAAACATAGTCATTGCAATTCTTTTTGGTCTGGTTGTCTATATTTTGCTGATTATACAAATCCTATACTATTTCATAAACCAATATTGAGTCAAATTGTATTAAATCAACGTGAAGATGAAGTACAACCTGATAATTCAAATGAAATAACTTTTGAACCAGCAAAAGGATCGTTACTACTTTTTCCAAGTCATTTAGTACACCAAGTTTCTCTCAACACGACCAATAAAAATAGATACTCTATTGCATTTAATATTTTACCAAATGGAATATTTGGAATGCATGATTCGATATCAAACATATCTGTCTTGGAATATGATTACTTACAAGAAGAATAAATATTTGAGATCGCACAAGTTAAATGGACCCATATATTCTCTCACAAAGGTATTGTTTTTTAGAAGGGAATGTAGTGAGAATGTATTTCATTCAAAATATTCCGTATACATTTGACGAGTTGCCAAAAATAATCCAAGATCATCCTTCAATTCAAACTGAAGCATTAGAAGGAACAGATTGGGATTTGGATGATTTATATCGATATTCTTCATATTTAATAGAAGAAGAATTTCATCCATTAGTATTCGATATTGCAATAGACGATCCACAATTGTTACCACAAGATGATTGAAACTTTTTCACAATGGTTTGAAGGTAAATTTAATAATAAAATACAAGCATTTACCTATCCTTCTCGATACGCATATATTGTAGTACAACATAAAAAAATTACTGATAATATTTTTTATGGAGAGCAAGCATACTTCAATAAAACTTTGACTCCATATCGTCAATTTTTTATTCATATATCAGAAAAAGATAATAGTATTATTGTGAAAAATTATGATCATCCAAATAAAATATCTTTTCGTGGATTTCAAAAATTAAACGAAAATTTTAATGAAAATCATTTGACATATAAAGAAGGATGTGATACAATATTCAAATGGGAAAATAATTCTTACGTAGGTAAAATTCAGGAAGGATGTAATTGTATCGTAAAACAAGGTAACAACGATACATATCTTGAAAATTCTGCAATTTTAGGTGATGGGTGGTATAATGTAGAAGATAAAGGATTTGATCCTATAACAAACAAACAAGTTTGGGGTAGCACACATGGTCAATTCACTTTTGTAAAATAACTGCCAGTGTAGCTCAGGGGTAGAGCAGGGTACTTGTAATACTCAGGTCGGGCGTTCAAATCGTCTCACTGGCTTTAGGGGAGTATAAAAGATCTGCATTTAAAAGCAGCGCCCCTATTTGCCTACGTGGTGGAATTGGTAGACACGCAAGTCTTAGGAACTTGTGCTATTAGCGTGAAGGTTCGAGTCCTTTCGTAGGCATAGTGTATAAATAAATCTAGGAAAACGACAATAAGCTCGGGTAGTTATGCCGCTAACAAGACTTGATAACTTGTACTCAAGTAAGACTGGTAAATATCTTTATGTTTCACCGGACGACTTTAATGCAACTGATGAACTAAACAACCGAGGAAACTCCCCTTTACGTCCGTTCAAGACGATTCAAAGAGCATTTATCGAAGTATCGCGATACTCTTATCTTCCTGGTGCTAACAACGACAGGTTTGACCAGTTCAGCATTATGCTGATGCCTGGTAATCACTATATTGATAATCGTCCTGGTCTAGTTACTGAAACTGCTGTAGAAGCAAGATATTATGATGCATCTAATCTACTAACAGCAAATCGTCAAGAAGTTATTGATCGTGCTGTAGCAGAAGTATCAGTACAACATCCAGATTTTGTGTATCCTAGTGATCCACAAACAGGTGCATGGTCTCGTTATAAGGACGCATATAGATTAATTCAAAAAAATAGAGATCAAATTATTGACAGAGCAACTGCTCAAATTGTTATTGATCATCCTGACTTTGTATACCCTGGAGATCCGACAGAGGGTAACTGGTCACGTTATAAGGATGCATATCGTTTAATTCAAAATAATCGCGACAGAATTGCACAGGATGCATTCGATTTGATGGATGCTTCTAATGCACCATCACCACTTCCTGCTGGATATTCAACTAAGTGTGTTCGTGATATTGGAATTTTAATTGATGCAATCTCTCTCGACGTACACGAAGGTGGTGGTAATCGTTATACTAGAAAGTATATTAGTAATTACTTTAATACAGATGGTACTGATTGGGTAAATGGTGGTCTACGTGGTGAAGAAACATCTTCTTTAATTGCATTTGCTGAAGCAGCAAGGTTGATGAAACTTGCAATTTCAAATAACTATTCATCTACATCTGATCCTGGAAATGAGTATCAAGATCTAACTGTAGTTATTGGTGAATCTGTATATGGTGACGGCAATGCTGATGTTCCAAACACAGATCCTACAGCATGTGCTGACATTCAAACCTTTATTGATAACTTATATGCAGTAGTCGATAGCGTTTTTAATAACTCAGATCTTGCTGCAGATAACGGCAATTTCTTATTATCTGCTCAACTTCCTGCAGAATCTTTATCTGATAAAATTTCTGATGGTCATGCTAAGTGTAAGCGTGATGTTGGTCAGTTTGTTGATGCACTTGGTGTTGATGTTCACTTAGCAGGTGGTAATGTCTACACTAGAAAACTGGCACAAAACTATTTTGATTCAACCGGAAACAACTGGGTTGTAAATGGTTTGCAGGGTGAAACTGCAGAATCTCTAAGTGCTTTCAACAAAGCAATTTTTGAGATGAAGAGAGCAATTACTAACCAATTGTTCTTCAAAGATATTACTATTACTCCTGGTGATGCAATTTATGGAAATAGTAACAATCCTCAGGAGAATTTACCATCTGGTAATCCCGCAGCATGTGCTGACATTCAAACTTTAATTGACACTTTAGGTGCAATTATTACAACATCAGTAACTGATGAAAATCTATCTCAGTTACCTGTCGAAACAAAATCTTCTTTAGTTTCTACGGGTGAGCAGAAGTGTAAGAGAGATGCTGGTATCATCGTTGATGGTATTATCGATGACCTTGCAACTGAGGGTAATGCAAATTCCATTACTAATGCTAAGGCATATTTCGATCGCTTCGGTAATCCTATTACTAATGGTCTTCTCGGAGAAGAAAACGAATCTGTCACTGCATTTAATGCGATTGCATATTGGGCAAAGAGAGCAGTTACTAATAGATTGTTTGCTAAAGATCTGACAATTTCTCCTGGACCTGCTGTTGCTGGTGCTAATACAGCAGTTATTCCTTATACTGGTTCCGGCAATATTGAGACATGTCAAGATGTTCAAGCAACTATCGACACTCTTGTTAATATTATTACCTCAGTAATTTCGCAAGGTAATTTAGATGGTCTAGCATCGGTTATTGTAACAGGTGTTCTTCCTTCCTTTAACTACAATAGAGCACTCGAAGAGTGGCAAGATAATTCTATTGTTGATCTTTCTAATCCTGATAACGTTCTTTATAAGTTTAACGCTGCAACTGGTGGTTGTATCGTTCCTAGAGGTTGTTCACTGATTGGTTATGACCTAAGAAGAACAGTTGTTCGTCCTCTGTATGTTCCTGATCCTGCTGACACTACACAAGCAAGAACATCTATCTTTAATCTAACAGGTGGTTGTTACATCTGGCAGTTCACTATTAAAGATGGTGATCTATCCGCACAATCTCCCTTATATGATGCTACTGCAGGTGTTGGTAAAGTTTATTACAAGAAAGGTTCTACCGATCTAGCAATTCCTGAGTATTCTCACCACAAAATCTGCATCATGGAGTATGCAGACTCTAAAGATCTTGACAACTATTATCAAAAGGTAGGTAAATCTTTCCAGCAGTTCCAACCAACAATTGATGATGGTGGACTGGAAGCACTTGTTCAAGAAAATAGAATCGTTGGTCCGCTATCTGATAGCAGAACTATCGAAAGCATGAAGGTTGAAGATTCAACAACATTTACTGCAACTGCTAATTCTACAGTAACTCTTACTAATGTATCTGATACTAGCAAACTAAACATTGGTGCAGAAATCACTACTAGTGACGTAAACGTAGTTATTAATCCTAATACTAGGATTGAAAGTGTTGCTGGAAATACAGTTGTTCTTAACCAAGCAATTTCTGGATCTGGTTCGGTTTCATTCGTTGCTCAGTTTGGTTATACTAATATAACAGTTCAAACAAAAATTGATCATGGATACTTTGAAGGTCAGTATGTTGCTATCATCAACTCTGGATTGTCTGATGAAATCAACGGAACCTGGAAGGTTACTAAGATTGATGGCGTAAATCCCAAAATCTTTGAGTACGAAGTATACAATAATACCGCAGCTAGTCTTGGTTTAGTATCTGGACAAACTTATTTCTCCGGTGAAGTTGGTGGAGTTTCTTCTAATGCGGTAGTTCTTGCGGAAATTGACTCTGTTGAGTCTGCTTCTCCTTATGTCTTCAACTGCTCGATCCGCTCTACCTGGGGTCAATGCGGTATGTGGGCGGATGGATCCAAGGCAACTGGATTCAAGTCAATGGTCGTGGCTCAATATACTGGAGTTAGCCTTCAAAAAGATGATCGTGCGTTCATTCGTTACGACAGACTTACTAATACTTGGAATCAAGCATCACTTACTGACGCATTTGCTACCATTCCTTACCATACTAAGGGTGATGCATACTGGAAAGATGACTGGAGAAACTTCCACATCCGTGCTTCGGATGACTCTTTCGTTCAGTGCGTCTCGGTCTTCGCTGTTGGTTTCTTCGATCACTTCCTGATGGAAAGTGGTGGAGATATGTCCATCACTAACTCGAACTCCAACTTCGGTAATACATCACTTCACTCCATTGGTTTCAAAGGATTCTCCTTCAACCAGGATAAGGGTGGATACATTACTGATATTATTCCTCCTGCTACTATTAATGCTAGCACCACCACTATCAATCAGTGGTATACTTTGGATGTTCCCGCATCTAACGCTAGAACTAATCATACTAAACTTTATCTTGCTGGTGATAATATCAACGATCCTGACGATCGTCCAGCATCTTCTATCAATGGATTTAGAATTGGTGCCAAAACTGGCGAAGAATTACTTGTAGATCTCGCAAGATATTCTACAGAACCAACTGGTCCTATTGAGTTCTCTTCTAAATTAGAACCAAGTGGATTTAAATCTTATACAGTTGGTATCGAGACACTAACGCCTAGTTCTGCAAATGTAGATAACTATGCACAAGATGCTGCCAATAGAATTGAAGATAACAAAGAACTCATTCAAAATGAGGGTTATCAGTATATCATTGCTAAGTATCCTGAGCTACTCACCAAACCAAACATCACGATTGGTAAGTGCGAAAGAGACATCGGATACTTTGTTGATGCTGTTGTAAATGATTTAAGAGTTGGTGGAAACATTAATTCTATTCAGGCAGCAGAAGGTTATTATATCTCTGGTAATCTGGAATATATTTCCGGCGAACTTAATGAGTCTATTGATGCATATGATTATGTCAAGAATCTAATGATCGCAGCAATGCGTAATTTTGATTACTTGATTCGTGACTGCAGTACAACTACCGGTAGTGCAATTGTTAATGTAGGAGATACTAGCGGTCTTGTCGTTGGTATGAGAGTTGACGAATATGCACCATCAGACTTTACTAATGGTTTATTGAATTCTGGTGGACCTGTACCTTTAGTTAATAACATTCCAGCAAATACTTTCATTAAGCAAATTATTAGTGATAGTCAGATTGAAATTGGAATTCCTGGTGCTAGGTTAAGTCAAGGATCTGTTAGAAATGCAGTTGGTACTGCAAACTCTGGTGCTTGGTTATACTTTACATTACCAAATGCTGCTTGGTCTTCAATTACTCCAACATCTGATCCTACAATTACTCAGGATACCCAAGTTGATGGCAATGGAGATCCTCTTCCCGAATGCTATAATATTGCAACGACTATTGAAGGATACTTTGAGCAAATTTTCTTAGTTCTTAATACTGGATATACAGCATTAGGTGGAACAGAAGTTGATGCTCATAACGCATTGATTGCTAACAAACGCTTTATTGCTGCAGAAGCAGTTTACAGAATTGCGAATGATGCAACATATGCTGGAACATCGCTTGGACAAGGTTTATTAGCATCTACTGGTGAAACTATCGAAGATGCTTGTGTTGATGACGTTGAAACTGTAATTTCTGAAATCGCATACAACGTTAAGTTTGGTGGTAACAATAGAGTATATGCTGCTGCAGAACTTTATGTTTCTGGTGCTCATGTTCAAGGAGAAGAATCTGAATCTTCGGCAGTATTTAATATGGCAAGAGACATTGCCATCCAGGTAATGCGCCAAGAAGCAGTTACAGTTAATGGAACTCATGGTCTTACACAGACTATTGATACAACAGTCATTCCTGAGTACGATGCGAATGGTAACTTAGTAACACCTCCTTGTGTATCAGTTGCTAATACTATTACTACTCTTACTGCACTGATTACTTCAGGTATTAATGGAACATCATTAGGTTCTATTACAACACCTAATTTTTCTTCTGTAACTCGTGTTGAACCCAATTCTGATCTCTCAGGTTTATCTTCTAGAGCAACTTTATTCACGCTTGCTACGGGATCTCAAGCAGGCAACCCTAATCCACATGATTTGGAGACAGGAACTGCTATTAGATTGGTTCCAAGAGCTAAGTCGGGCACTAATCCTGATAAGCGTGTTATTCGTCTTCCTGATGGATTTAACACTAATACCAAATATTATGTAATTGCTCCTGGAAGAAATCTTTACCCAGAGAACTTCTCTCTAAGTCAGCAAGTTATCACAGTATCTGAAGCTGCTGGAACATCATTTAGTACTGCTAATGCAACTAGAGCAACTGTTGATGGAATCTATCGTTCACTGGTTGCACAACCTAAGGTTGATGTAGATGGTACTGCACTAGCATCTGGTACTGGATTGAGATTTAATATCCAAGTTAATGCTGATGGTTCACTACAACTTGGTGATGGTGCATCCCTTCCTGCTATTGCAACAGGTGGTTCTAGATACGATGCAGGAGACATTGTTGTTATTACTGATGCTCAATTAGGAGGATCTGGTGCTCCTGATATCGAAATTGAAATTACTGCAGTTTCTTCTGCTGTATATCCTGGTGTCTTTGACGGAACTGAAACTAATAAGTTGATGCTTGCAACTTCTCCAGAGAATGCAGCTGCCGGTATCTACATGTACTCTCCAGAGACTGACTCGGTTGATTCCGATGTTGAGATCTTTATTGAGCAGTATGTATTAGATGGTAAGTACGATCTTCACAAGTACAAGTCTAACGTTGTCGGTGCATCTGAAATTGAGACAAACGTTGCTCATATCTTTGATGTTCCTGCTGCAAATACAACTCCTCAGCAAGTATTCATCAGAATTGCATCTGACATTCAAGGTTCCACATTACCAGAACTAAGTGGAACATCTGCTAACATCTCTACAAATACTCTGTATTTTGTTAGATATGTTTCTAACAAGCGTATCACACTTCACACTAGTGCAGCAGATGCAGAATCTGGTGACAGAGCGTTGACATTTGTCAATGGAACAGGTAATAACTTCTACGTTTACGCTAACAAGCGTCCTTCACCACTACTATTTGATCCAGAATATACTGCTACTGGTAATACTACTGGTTTGTGGTATCTTTCGGTTAAGGATGAATCTAGTATCGGTGGATCTAATTATGATCGTTATAGTATCTTGTCTAGATTCCATGGTGGTGCTGAACAATCTGATGACTTCCAGACTAAAACTGATCCAACTCTTGATACAAGATATCTTCGCGTTGAAGATCCAAGAGAAAAAGAGGATAGAGTCTATAGAATGCGCTATGTTGTTCCATCTTATTTGGAGACAGTACGTGATCCTCTCAATGGTTTTGTTATCAAAACAAGAACAGATGACAAGCGTCGTTTAGTACCACAAAGAGTTGTATTAAAACCAATTCCTGGTAATCCTACTTCACTTGCTGCTTTCTATAATCCTAATGATGCAGGAGAGCAAATCGGTCTTAATAAGTCAGAACTGATTGCTGATCAAATTAGAACAATTGATCCATCAGTTGTAGATCTATTACCTGAACAGCAAAATCTTTATGATCCATATCTTGGACCAAAAGTAATTGAATTTGATTCTAAGATTGCTGGTACGATTCAATCTGCAAGAAAAGTTGTACCACAATTTGGTGGAGATACTTACCTTGAAGTAACTTTATTTGACCATACGATTGTTAATCAGTCGGTCAAGAATGAGATCTTTACAGTTGTACGCTGTAATTTCTTACAAGGTGGATTCTTCACTGCTAATGCTACTGCAAGTAATGACGCTAACAAGATTACTTGGTCTACTGCTGGAGGCGGTGCTCAAGGTGAAGGTTATCTTCAGGCAACATTTGTTGATCAGGAAATTGCACAACAGACTCTTGTTATTAAAGAAGTAACTGGAACTCTTTCTTATACTCCTGGTGCGATCACTACATTTGAACAAGGTGATGTAAGTATTCAACTTGTGGATGTACCTAACTCTTTTGGTGATCCTAATACGGGAACTCCTAAAGATAAGTCTTTAAGAGACAACTTCTTGTATAGAGTTGAAGGTGCAAATGTTTATACTACTTGTCCTGGTGATACTATCACCGATGATAATGGTAACTCCTATTATGTTGCTACCATTGAAGATCAAGGAACATTTGAAGATACATTCTATATCTTCGACATTGATACATTACAAGAGCGTATTGCTAATCAGCAAGATGGTATTTACTATCTGACATGCTTACGTGGTGACATTTCTCCATTCCCAACTGGATCTGGTGTTGGTGAGAACTTCAGAAACTTTAAGTTCTCTCAACCTATCTCTCAGTTGTATCCTATCAACTATAAGAACGATCCTCTTTGGTTCCAAGTTGATGGAACTACAGGCACTAGAGATACTTCTATTGTTGATGTTCCTCAAACTATATCTGCTGCTGACAACTATGTCCATGGACTAGTAACAGTTAATGATGCTAAGGGTAGTGAAACTAAGGAGATGATTCAAGATGCTATTTTAAATCCTGTACTAAGTAAAAATGGTTTTACAAATAGTACAACTGATTCAAATGGCAACATCATTGATAATAGAATTAGAGGACAAGAAGGTAATGCTACCTCTGGTTCTGAAGATAGATTAATTCCTATCTCTGGTGACTCTCAGTTCCCAACAGAGCGTAAACTCTATGTTGAACTTAGAAGACCATCTATTGCTAGATCTGGTAACCACACATTTGAGTATCTTGGATTTGGTCCAGGTAACTACTCAACTGGTTTCCCACTGCGTCAGGAAGTGGTCTTAACTGACAAACAGGACTTCTATGCTCAAGCGAAGCGTGAAGACGGCGGTATCGTCTTCTACACGGGTCTGAACAGCAATGGTGACCTGTATATTGGTAATAAGAAAGTTAATGCTATTACTGGTGAAGAAACATTCCTGGAATCTGCAGGTCTAATTGATTCTGAGGATGATGATGAGGATATCGGCACCCTTGTTACGACGTTCGATTCTCCTGTAACGTTTAATTCTACAATCGTAGTTGCAGGTAAATCTTCACTTAACGGACCAGTTGAAATTAATGTTGAAGCTTCTGAAGGTGATGCATTAAGAGTTATCTCTAACATCGCTGCTGGAGATGATCCCACACTATTCAATGGTTCTTGGAGACAGCAATCTGAAGGCGATATTCTTATCGCACGTAATAAGATTAGATCTGCAGTCTTTATTCTTAATGCGCGTCCAAAACCTGATGGTCAGTATGGTCAGTCATACACATTTAGAACACACTTTGCTGCTGGACAACCTTCTAATATTGTTCCTTGGCAAAAAGCAGATACTTTCTATGCCTCTCAAAATGTAACTTATGGTGGTAATGCTCCAGAAGCTGGTGATATCCTTTATAAAGGAGATTCTGTTGGTGAATCTGGTTCTCTTGGATGGATCTTAACTAATAGATTTGATTCTGTTGCTGCAAGCATCTTTACAATGACTGCTGATGGTACAAATACCATCACTATTAATTGGGGTGCAACATTTACAAACCTGAATCAAAACGTTCTAGCAGATTCTAATATTAGAATCATTAACTTCTCTAATCCTGTATTTAATGGTACTTGGAATGTAGTTTCTAGCAGTTGGACTGAATCTGGTGTTACAGTACAATTCCAGATTTCAACTGCAATTACTGCTGGTACAACTTATACTTCTGCTGATTGGACAAACGGAGACATTTTAGTTTCTGTTAAGAATTGGAAAGAATGGGGTGTACTTGGTGCTGAAGCACTAAGAACTTATTCTGCAGAAAGAGGAGATTATCGTTTAGGTATTAATACTATTGCAAGAGCAGCACATAGTGCTGCTTTAACTGGCAATGTCGATGATTTCACAACACCAAGAGCAAACTTGGATATTGTTGGTACAGCATTCATTAGTGGTAAAACTCTTGCTACCTATACGTCCGGTGGCATTCTAACCCAAAATCGTTACGATCTCTTTAACCTCAATTCAGATCAAAGAGAAGGTCTATCTGGTGTTTCACTTCAAACTCAAGGATTTATTGGTCAAGACAATGCGCTCTTAGTTGGTGGAGATAGTAATGATATCGATGAACGCGCAACATTACGTGTTGCCACAACTGATAATACTACTAATCCTACTACAACATATAGAAATGGTGGTAGACTCGGTGTTAATACAACTCTGGGACTACTAGCAGAAGATGAACTTGATCGTAACCTTGTGGTTATTGGTGATGGTAGAATTTCTGGCAACTTTAAAATTGAAGATGACATTAGTGTAGATGGTGGTGATATTAATACCACTTCTCAGACATTTAATCTCATCAATAATAATGCTACAATTTTAAATGTGGCAGGTGATGCTCAACTTGTCAACATGTTTGACAATACAGTTAACGACCAAACTATTTCGATTGGTAGTTCTGCTAATTTCTCTACGATAAGAATCGGTACAAATTGTGCAAGATCTGTATTAAGTATCCATCCTCAATCTACTAATGCATTTGTAGACATTGCTTCAGTTGCTGATGATGCTGCTAATGTATCACAAGTAGCTATTGGTGGAGCATGGGCGAACCTAGATTCTAAGGTTATTTTAGGTTCTGCTCAAACAATTGCTTCAGGGACATTAGAGATTGGTAATAAAGTTTCTGCTGGTACTGGACAAACGAGAATCTTCTCTCAAACAAGTTTGGTTAGAGTATTTGATGATGATAGAAACCAAACCATTGAAGCATTTACTAAATCAAACAACATTACTATTGGTTCTCTTGGTGGTAATACCACAATTAGAAACTCCCTGAAAGTCCAGGCATCTGCAACAGTTGATTCCAGCATTATCCTTGATGGTGGCACAACCGCAGGTATTATTGAAATTGTAAGAGAAAGATTCTCTACTCCTTTAAATCTTCACAACTTAGGTAGTCTTGATACTCCTAACCTTGACTTCTACAAATACTCTACTACTGGTAAAGTAATTGATACTGAAGGTGTAAGACTATGGGGTGGAACTCAAGATCTTGCAGGAGGCGGAAGAATTTCCGACTTCGATAACTTACAAGCACCAGATCCATCAGGTTTACGTGTTTCTGGAACATATACATTCAGATTTGCTACAGGTGGTAGTGGTAGTGGAGCAGCATTTGATGTTAATGTAGCATTTGATGGTACAGTAACAGTTGAGATTGTTTCCACTGGTAATGGTTATGCTGATAACCAAACATTAATTATCTCCGACTCTTTAGTTGGTGGTGGTGGTGCTCCAAATATTACTTTAGATATCAATGGAGTCACTGATTCTAGCGATGTTTATATCTTACCTATCACTACACCATCTATAACCGATTTTAGTATTGGTGATCTAATCCTTCTGGATCGTGGCAATGCTGCGTCACCTGATTCGATTATTGTTACTGGTGGTGGATCTGTTCTTGGATTGAGAGATCAATCAAAGTCCGAGATCATGCGTGTTGTTGGTCTTGATAATGTAAGTGATCCAACTTCATCTCAAGGATTTAGAATCTCTGTTACAAGAGCTCAAGAAGGTACTGGAGATCCTGCAACTCAAGTTGCTGGTCAACGTCAAGGTTGGACAGATCACCCTGATGGTTGTGTTATTGCTAAACTCGATAAGCAACCTAATGCATCCTTTATCACTGGTAAGGACGTTGGTTCACCTAGTGATCCTAATACTCCTGATGGTATCTTGGATGAACCAAAATCTGGTATTGATGGAACTAATGCTAATGTAAGAATTGGTGTTGCTGAATTTGGTGGAGTTCTTACTACTCAGGATCTTTTGAGAATTGACGGATCTGAAATTGTTGGTATTGCTGATGTTATTAGCACCGATGTTCAGGCACTAATTGTTAATGATGGTGGATCACCTGCTGTAGAAAACTTTAGAGTTAATTCTACTACTGGCGACACTACTATTGCTGGCAATGTAGGCATAGGACTTGGATTCACTCAGTTTACAATTAATGGACAGAATGGTAATACAGATATTGCTGGAACATTAACAACTGAAAATACATTAACAATTAATGGTTCTACAGTTGTCAATCAAGAGTTCTTCACTATTACTAATGGTGGTCCTTCTTTTGCTGATGATGGCGTAACAATTGTTACTCCTTTAAGAACTACATTTGAAATTGATACTGCTAACGGCAATGTAACGATGAACGGGGGCAACCTTAACATCCTTGCAGTTGATGGAACTACTCCACGTCTGACATTACTTGATGGTGGCGATCTTACAGTTTATGGTTCTCTATCTGCTGAAGGTGATGGACTATCTAAATTCGGTGGTCCTGTTCAAATTGCTGGTGACCTAACAGTCAATGGTGGTGATTTAGTTGTTAATCAGAATGGTGTTGAAATCTTTGCAGTTGATGATGATGGTTCGGTTAATATTGCTAAAATCACCAACTACTTCTCAAATACTGGTGGTACTAAGTGGAAATCTTATAACACAAGTATTATTAACGCCGAAGCAAATGTTAATTGTTTCGTTGATGTTTCTGGTACATCACTATTGAAACTTCCTGAAAGTGCTCAAATGGGTGATATGATTCGTGTTATAGATATAAGTGGTGTTCTATCTTACGATAAGTCTTTGGTTGTTCGTGCTCCTAATCTTATAAGGATTCAAGGATCAGTTAGCAACACGGGAACAGTCGTAACAGGAAACACACTAGGGGAAAACTTCTCTCTAACTCATAACGGCGGCGAACTAATTGTTCAAACACCTAATGCATCATTCGGTTTAGTTTATGCAGGAACTGCTGATGTAGATGGAGGACCCGGAGTTAATCCAAACCGAGAGGGTTGGTATCTAATGGACGTATAACAGATGTCATTCTATCAAGAAATTAAAACTGCCAAGGCAGCTGCTATAGGAACAATTATGCCATGGACCGGGGGTACATCCGATATCCCCGATGGGTGGATTCCATGTGATGGATCACAAATATCAGCTGCCGATTTTCCTCTATTAGCAAGAGCAATTGGGGATACATATAATCTTTCTACAGCAGTTACTGAAGGGTTAATCGATACTTTTTCTTCTGGCGCATCAATTGAAACTGGTAGAACTCCGGGAACATATACTTCTTCTCCAGACGATGGTAGTGGTGCCGGTGCTACATTTTCTATTGTAGTTGGTGATCAGGGAACAAATGGAGGTGGAGCACCCAATGGTTTGGGTGATTTAGTTACTGTTGCTTTACTACAGCAAGGAATTAATTATCAAGTAGGAGATACATTAACTATTCCAAGTGGAAATTCTGGTAATGGTACTGATATTAGTGTTACTATTAATGCAGTAGAACAAGGATCAATATCTACATTTCAAGGACAATTTCCAAATTATCAAGGAGAAGTTGTACTTCCGGCATTAATTAATAGACCTTTAGTTGATCAAGAAATTGATTATTATGGTCCTGCAACTCCTACCGGACGAGCATTTGATCAACAGGCTGATGCGATAGCAGAAGTTGTGCCTTATATTGGAGTGAATAGTGATGTAGGTGTACCTACTTCTTTTAATGATGTTGCTACTGATGTAATATTTGAGTTGAATGAGAGAACATTTACATCAGGTGGTGATAGTGGAACCCTTAGTTACTTTTATACTGGAAAATTATCAGGAAACACTATTATTGCAGGTTCTGGTACTGGTTCTAAAATAGTATATTTTGGACCTAGAAAATTAGGTAGAGGGCATGTTAAAACTCATAGTCATAGTGGTAATATTGAAACAATTAAAGCAACTCCCACTACTCAACCAGGAGAAGGTGTTGTTCCTTGGGGAAATATAAACTATACTTTTAATGCTCAAGTTGAGCAAAGTGATGACGATATTTTTATTACTGATGACAATCGTTTTATTGTAGAATATGAAATGGGTGGTGATTATGACCGAGGTGAATCTGGATTTGGTGGTGGACAAGCAGGAAGAACAGTAGCAGGAGTCTTTGCTGAAAATCCTCCTGTTAACTGGACTCCAAAATATGTTGAGTGGAATCCTATTAAAGCAGATCTTACTCAACCACAAAATGTGCGAAGTTTTCCTGGAACTAGTGGTACTTATGATGGTAATGCATTATCTGGTGGTATTTTCGGATTTAATGCTGGTCCTGGAGAAGCAAGAGCGGTGGCATATGGACAAGGAGGAAATAGTCTAGATCTACCTACCGGACAAACTAGTTTTTATCCAGATTTGGTAGAATATGCTGGTAATATACCTGCATTATCAAATCCAACTGCATTCAAATCTTACGATACTTTAAATAGTAATCCTGGTTGGGATTTCACCCGCACAGTACAATCTGGTGGTACACAAGATGTAATTCAATCACATACCCATGATGAATTTGATGTTAACTTTGAATTATCAGGTTTGAGACCATTAAATACATTAAATGTGTATGTTACTGCACCCAATGATAATTTAAGTTTAGATAATGCACGAAATGTTGGAGTATTCCAAATTAATTTCAATACTACTCAACCTGGAATGACTTGTGTTTACGTAATCAGAGCATATTAAAATGTCAAACAATAATTATTCACAAGTAAGAGCAAAATTTGGGGGATATATCGGATCCATTCAGGTTCATGCTACTCCGTTAATTGGGGGCATTAATGATCCAAATTCTTCAGATTTTATTGATGTTATACCTGGAGGATTTTTGAAATGTGATGGTAGCATTAAAAATGCTTCAGATTTTTATGCATTATCCAAAGTTCTTGGTGTTGGGACTAATTGTAAGTTTAAAAAAGATAATGTGGTACTAAGAGAACCAGATGAAGAAACTGGAGATTTAGGTCAATTTCAATTACCCGATTTGGGATCCAAAGTTATTACACCTAATAGATCAACTGGTGACTATTTAAATACACTTGTTGGAGATACTGATGAGACTAGAGTTGGTCCTTCTGTAGAAGTTTTTTGTAACGAAGGAACTCAATTGACATGTGACTTCATTGGTAATTTTGTAGGGGAACCGGTTTTGAATACTTATGCTATGAAATCTAATCCAAAATATTCTTTTGATACTACTTCATCTAGTACATTATTAGACATTGAAAATTTTCAAGGTCATGCTCATGAAGCTAATACAAATGTTTTAAACTATACAACAAACCATCAAACCGGTGGAGATGGTAAAGATAATGGTCAATCGATTGCAAATAGTGGATCTGGTAATGAACTCGAAGTGAGTAGTCAAAACACAACTGCACTTTCCGGGCATACTCATAAAATTGGTAAACCAATTTCATATACATCTAATTTCGCATATTCTCATCAAGCTTTCCCAATCCCTGCAGATAATGTAAATACAACACTTAACGTATCTGTTGAAAACATTAATGCATTGAATGAAGTAGTAACTCCTTTTATTATTGTTACATACATTATTAAAATTTGAGGTTTAGATATGGTAATCCCAAGAACTCAATGTATATCAGTTATTGATGAATCGATAGGTAACCAGGCAAGAAATAACTATAATAATAATCCAGAAGCAGGATATCCAAGTAGTTATCCTAATAGTGCTGCAGTTATTCAGCATGATTGGAATAGATTTAGAGCAGATTATCCCAACAATGGTGGTAATGGTAGAGAATTTTGGTTGCTACAACCAGGTAGATCTTTTCCTGATTTATTAAGACCATCAAATTATATTAGCGACTCTTTAACTCATACAGTTACAGTTAATAGAGATAATGGTAGTGTTGCAAATAGATCTGATTGGTTTGCTATTTGTAATCTAGGAAGTCAACCACCAGGTTCTTATGTATCCCTATGGTTAGACATTTCCGGTTCAATGAAACTCTCCACAGTTCAAGCGTCGTACAACTATTTCTTTCAACGATGTGCGGATGCTGGTATTAATATTGTTTTTGAGGAGAGTGATCAAGGCGAAAGATGGTCACAGGATCAAAGAACAAATTTTCTCCCGAGTGCATCTTTTTCTGGAGATCCAAATTTTTTAACAAATTTTAATGAAGATACTACAGTTTCAATACCATTTCAAGGAAGTGCTACATTATCTTGGATTGTGTTTGGGGATACAACTAGTGCAAGTATTAATGCTGGAGTAGGAGCAGTTTCTGATCCATCGGGAACTATAACTGTATCACCTGCTGCAACTACTGATTATATTTTGACAGCTGTTGGTCCCGTAGGATCATCATCAAGAACTGTGCGAGTTGTAGTTTTACCTCCTCCACCGCCAGTTGTAGTATTTGAAATTACACCAGCATCTTATATTTCTCCAGGAAATGCTACATTATCCTGGACAGTTACTGGAAGTAATATTACAGATATTGATATTAACCAAGGAATTGGTAGTGTACTATCTAATACAACATTTAATTCAAGTGGGGTAGGCGTAGGTTCTATCAATGTTAGTCCTACTAATTCAACAACATATACTTTAACTGCTGATAATGAAGGTGGTGTTCAAGGAGCAACTACCAGTAAGAGTGTTGGAATAACTGTATATCAACCAACAAATGCTCAATTTATTAGTGCATCTCCAAACCCTATTACTGTTGGACAAGAGTCAACATTAACTTGGGCAGTAACTGGTAGTGCTTTAACAGCGTCAATTTCTCCTGCTATTACTGCGAATGGTCAAGTTCTCCTTAGTAGTTCCGGTGGTGTGTCTCCAACTGTTTCTACAACTTATACTTTATCTGCAACGGGTCCAGGTGGTGCTGATTCTGACCAAATAACAGTTAATGTTTGTCAACTTCCACAAATTTCTGGTAATTTTCCAGTAAATATTGATTACAATGATTCTATTAGTACAGAAATAACATATGCTAATGCAGCTGGAGGTGTTGGTGTTATAGGTACATTTACTGGGGTTACTGGAGTAGTAACATCTGTTACATATAATTTAACACCTAGTGTTAGTGATGAATCAAATGCTTCAACAACAGAAACTTTCACTCCTAATATACCATGGGATAATTTTGGTCCTGCTTCTATTCAATGGACATTATTTGCAAATGGGTGTGGAGGATCTATTTCTTCAGTGATAAGTCCTGTAACTAATGTTGAGATTGACCAGTTGCCTGATTCTATTAATGTTCCAGAAAATCGTAATGAAATTCCATCAGATAACG